AAATAAAAGAGAAATATTTAAATATATATGAAGAAATTAAAAAAGAGAATAGTTATTTAAGTCAACAATTTGATAGTTTATTAGTCAAACCCCTTTTTAATTCAAAATATATAAATAGAAAAGAAGGAAAAAGAAATACATATACAACTAAAAAAGGGCAAATATGGATACCTTTATTTTTAAAGGAAGTAATAAATAAAGAATATTTGAAAAAGAAGATAGAAGAATTTAAAAAGAACCCTTCCAAGTTTGTACCTTATATAAATTTTGTAAAAAATCATAGAAAACCTTTTTCAGTTCTTTATCCCGAAAGAAAATCTCCGCCGATATGCAAAACTACACACAAAACCATCAGCATAGACTTAGAAGACTATATTTTCCTGAATTCCCTTTCAAAAATAGAAAACCTCAATCTCAAAAGAGTTATCACCGCTCTTATTTTATCTGATTTAGTTTCTTTTATTTGAATATTTATTTATATGTTTAAAAAAATTTAAGGAGGTGTGTAAGGATGGAAAAGAGGATTTATGAAGTTCTGGAAGTAACATTTTTAGTAGAAAAAGATAATAAAATAATATCAGGATATGTGAAATTTGAAAATGATCCAGTTTATATCATTGATGATGATTTAATCTTTTTTGAAGATATGATAATAGATGAAATATTTGAAGAAATTGAAAAGAAGAAAATTATATTATTTGATTGTAATGGGGATTATGATGATGGAATTATCAGAGAATTTATGAAATTTTAGAAGTTAATTTTAAAATAGAAAAAAATAAAGAAATAATAACAGGACATATAAGATTTAAAGAAGATCCAGTTTATATTATTGATGATGATCTTATTTTTATTGAAAGTATGATTATAGATGATATATTTAAGAAAATAGAAGAAAAATTTATATTATCTGATTGTGATGGAAATTTTGATGAGGGTATTATTAGAGAGTTTATGAAATTTTATGAATTTTATCATACATTTTATTATGATTGTAATGATATTCATATTAAAATAGAATTTGAATATAAATATGATTCAAGAGATCAAGATAAAGAAGATGTAAACAGATATTATGAATTAGAGTATGATATTATTATAGAGTAGTCTTTTTTTCTTCTGTTTTTATATTTATTTCACGTTTAAAAAAACCTTTAAGGAGGTGTGTAAAATGATCAAATCTATAGTTTTAAGTGAAGTTGATTTTACTCTTCTATGTAGAGATTCTATTTTTGAGCTATTTATTCAAGATTATGTATTAGAATTTGAAGAAAATAACAAATTAATTTTATCTGATACAGATTTACATATTTTATTTGCTAAATTCCAAAATCATATTAAAGACTGGTATGATTTATTATTAGATTCCTATGAAGTTGATACTCTTATTATTTATATAGGATATGAATGTAGAGAAATAGCAAATTCAGAAGAATTTTTACTTCTTGTCAAAGATTATTATAATATTGAGGATATAAAAGATTTTAAAGATTTCTTATCTGATTATTTTGAAGATGTAATTATAAAAGAAGAGGTTTAATTTTCTCCTTTTTCTTTTTTTTTTTTCTTTAGGAGGTGTAGCATGAAAGGAATTATTTATTTTCCAGAATTAAGTCAAGAATTTGAAATAAGCAATATTTTAATTCAAAAAATAACAGATCAAGATTATGAAATTTATTTTAATGCTTATTTTTTACCTGAGATAATATCAGATTATGAATATTATGAGTATTCTTATTTTACAAAGATATCAGAGAATGAGTATAAAGGAAAATTATATGTTTATCTTCATGATGGAAAAATAAAAGAATTTACAATTTATTTAGTTTTTTCTTTGTTCTTATCTGATTTATACACGTTTAAAACTTAAAGGAGGTGTTATAATGGATATTAAGAAAATACTTCAAGATCTAAACATTATTGCTGTTTATTATGATCCTGTTTCAAATAGTTATTTATTTATTTATAATGATTATTTTTATTTAGATGGTATTAAGTATTATAATTATGCAGAAGTTAATAAAGAAACATTAGGAATTTCACATGGTTATCTAATATTTGATCCATATAATTCTAAAGAAAATTATCACTTAGGTTTAGAAGTTATAGATTTATCAGAGATTAAATTACCTTTGTTAAAATATTATTGCTATGTAAAAAATTTAGAGGAGGTGTAAAAATGAGAAATATTTATTATTTCCCCCTTATTATTTATTATCTTGATATTGGATTATTAGATTTATCAGATTATAAACAATTTGTGAAAAGTTATTTATCTGTTTTGAATTTTGATTTATTTCCTGATGAGATTGAAGAAGTTAAGAATTTACTATATAATGATTTATTTGGATTACTCTGGTTATTCAAAATATATGAGAAGGAGGTGAAAAGATGATTTTTGAAGATTTTATATTTTATACCTTTATTTTTCTTATTTTCGCCATCTTATTTGATATTCTTTTTTAGTTTTCTTTTTTTTTACGTAAAATTTATAAGGAGGAGGTATAAAAATAGAGGTTTTTATTAAAAAATTCAAAAATATAAAAGAAGTTAAAGAGTATATTTTAAAGCAAATTTCAAAGTTTGATACTCATGTTTATTATTCTTTTTATATTGAGCTTGAAGGTATTAAGTATTTTATTATTAGTTCTGAAATTACTAATTTGCTTCGGGATAAAAACAAAATAGAGCAATTTGTAAATATTGTGATTGAGGAAAATCTGAATTTGTATAAGCTGTTCTTATAATCCTCATAAGTAATTTTATATTGACATTTTATTTTAACAGTTGTATATTTATAGATAACAAAACATGAGGAGGTGTTAAGATGAAAGGTAAATTTATTTTAAATGTAGAACCATTTAAAGTTTATGAAGCATTACATCAATATAGCAAAGAAATATTGAAGAAAAAAAAGGTATACTGGGGTGGAGAACAGAAATTAGAATATTTTTTAACTTTAAAAGATGTTAAAAAACGTTATATAATTTTTTATCTAAATATTTTCATTACAAAATGGGGATCTACTTGTTATCAGAGTTTAAATCATGAAGTTTTTATTCCTAAGACTATGTTAAGAGAATGGAAATTTTATACTGCTATTTATGATTTATCCGATATATCCACTAAGAAAAAATTAGAAGAAATAACTTTTTAACCTTGCTTATTTTTTTTTGCCTATTTAATTTAATTGAGATTAAATCTTAATATCTATCCTAATTTAAAATTAAGCTTCATGTAGTTAAATAATATTACTCCTTACATTTTCAATTATTTGATTAATATTTACTCAATTAATCTTCATTATTGTTTTTTTATTTAATTTGAGTATAATCTTATCAAATTATTTATTTTCAATCTGTTTATATTATTTTAGTTTGTTTAATTTGAATTTGTAAATTTTCTTTAGTTTGGTTTTGTTAATTTTTTATTTAATCTTTGTTAATATTTGTTTTAATTCCTTTTTATAAATTTTATTAGTTTTTTTGTTAATATTAGTTTATTACCATCACGCCCTAAACCTAACAATCAATTTATTAATAAACTTGCTAACAATTGACTAAAATTTTAACTGTTTAACATGGATCAATCTAATTTAACCTTCATGTTGTTAACATAATGGCAATTATGTTAACATTGTTTAAAACTGTTGAAAATCAAGGTTTAAATTGGTTTAAAAATTGACATAGTTCAGAGATTTAATTCAGGACTACTCCAATTTCAAAATTTTACAAATAATAATATTAAACAATAGTTGGCAAATTGAAAAAGAATTCTTATTCAGAAATTAAACAGTTTAAAAATTGAAAATCTGAAATATACAAAAATAATTCTATTTAATAATTGGTTCAGTTTAAACAGTTCAATAAGGTTATGATGTTTTATAAATAAAAATATATAGGAAAATTGAGCCATATCAGATTTCCATTGATTTTCAATAATTTTCTCAATTTCAAAATGGTTCATTAATGTGGAATAATTTGAACAATGAACTATATTAAACAATATGAAGATAAGAGCAAATTATAGAAGAGATGAAGAAGGTAAGGTAATTGTTCCCAATTTATTTTCAACAAAAACTATTTCAATGTTATATGGTGAAGAAAAAATTGGTAAAACTTTTCTAATGTTCTATATTGTAGGTTGTTTATCATCAGGTAAACCAATTGTAAACAAGTATAATGTTAATGGAAAACAAAGAGTATTGTATTTGAGTGGAGAATTACCAACTCAATTATTAAAAGATAGAATAAAGCATATTGAGGAAAGATATGAATTAAATTTTGATAATGTTGAATTTGTATTAGGAAAAGATTATAATGTTAAACCTCTTGAATTTGTTAAACATCATATTTCTTATGAACCTGTTGATTTTGTTGTAATTGATTCAATAACTTATTATTTTCCAATTGATGATTACTCCAAAAGGGAAGAAGCTAATAGAATAATTGATGAATTGCAGTATTTATCTATTGAAAATAATTGTCATATTCTGATTGTTAATCATCAAAAGAAAACATCAAGTGATTATTATGGTGATAGATTAATTGGTTCATTTGTTGTTAATATTTTCAAAGTCAAAACTATAAAATATAACTGGAAAATGATGTATCTTGAAAAAACTCATAATCTTAGTGATTTTAAAATTTTTTATAAACATTCAAGTAAAGGGATTGAAATTAGTGAAAGATTGAAAACAAAGAAGGAAAGAAACATTGAAAAAATATATGAAATTCTAAGAGAAAATGGAGCTTTAACAGTTTCTGAATTGCAAGAAAAAACAGGATTTAGTTTAAGCACATTAAAAAGATATTTAAAGGAATTAAAAGAAAAAGGAAACATAGAAAAAATCAAACAAGGTAGAAATGTTTATGTTAAATTGCTTTGGGAAGAAATATTTTAAAAATGTAGGAGGTTAAAATGATTAAGAAATATATTAAAAAACCTATCCCTATTGAAGCAATTCTTTTGACTAATGAAAACATAGAATTTGTTATTGAATGGATTAGAAATTCAAATGGTGAATGTTTTTATGATGAAAGATTAAACAGATTATACTTAAGAACTCTTGAAGGTTATATATTTGCTATTCCAAATCATTTCTATATTGTCAAAGGTGTCAAAGGTGAATTCTATCCAGTTGAAAGAACAGTATTTGAAGAAAGTTATGAAGAGGTAAAATAATGAAGAAATTTAAAGAAGAAATTGAATATAAACAATTATCAGAAAAAGAAAAAGAAGAATTGAAGAAATTAATGTATCAAATATTTGTTGAATTGAAATTACAAGATTATGATGTTAAACCTAAAAATATAGCTAAAGAAGTTTTAGTTAGATATAATGTTATAATTTCTCCACAAACTGTTAAAGCAATAATGAAGAAAGAAGATTGGAACAAAAAATTAATGATAGCACAAGGTTCTGGAGTAATAAATGCAATAAAAGAATCAGCAATTGATGAAAATAAAGGGAAAATTGATTTAAGAGTTTATGAAAGGGATATGTTCAAATATGCTAGGGCCTTCTTTCAAAAAAGATTTAAAGAACTTCAAGAATTAGCTGAAGAAACCTATATTGAAGCTAAAAATCATCCAATAATTAGTAAAGAAAGATGGAAAGCTTTAACAACATTTTTTCAAATTCACGATAGACAAATGGAAATGTTGAAAATGATAGGAATTGAGAAAATATTTGAAGAAATGGGATTAACTGAAGAACAAGGTATTGATATGGAAAAAATTATTGAAGTTTGGGAAGTAGCAAATGAGAATGCCAAGATAATTGAGGAAATTATTGAAAGAAATCAAGGAAATATTTTGGATGCTGAAATTATTAAGGAGGATAACTAATGTTTTGGATTTATCTTCTTTTACAATCTTTTCTTTATTTTTTAACTCTTCCATTGAAATTAATATTGACTATTATTACTTATTTTATGTGGAATCCACCATTTAGAATTTATGAAGCATCTTTTAAAGAAGGAGAACTGAAAAAGAATTTTAAGATTAACCTATTACATCATGGTGATAATGGAAAATTTGAAAGTATCTATGCTGTAATCAAGAAAGATAAAAATAGAATATTCAAATTCATAGATATGGATTATAACTTTACAAGATTGTATAGTAAAAAGAATTGGTCTGGAGATATGATGTCAGGTTGGTTATATGCTTTTGTTTATTTTTATAAAAACAATATGTTGGAAACTAATGATTTAATAAAGTTTAAAAAAGCTGTTGATAATGCTTTCTTTTCAAAACCTTATTTTCAATTTGGTAAAGGTGGAAATAGAGGATATTTGTTTAGATGGTGGTTTATAGGGTCTGATTTTATAGTTCCTTTAGCAACATTATGGGTATATAATCAAATCTTTAATAACTGGAAAACAAAATTTCTTTATTACTATTTTCTGATAATTTCATTACCTTTATTGTTTATTTATCCAAATCCATCAATTGCTACTAAAAGATTTTATTGGGTTAGTTGGTATTCAATTCATTCTAAATCATTATTAGCAATGGCTATGTTAATGATGAAAGGAAATTTTATAGCTAAAAGAATATTGAAGTTTAGTTATAAAAGATATGGAAGAATTAATCCTGAAATAACAGCACTGTATTGTAGTTATTTTGGTTGGAAAGATAAAGATAAAGAATTTGTAGAACTGTTTTTGAAGGATTATACTGATAAAAAAACAATTTATAATATAGATTTAATGAAAGAATTTATAAGTGTTAAAGATTTATTCAAAGGTAAAATAAGAAAAATTAAAGTAGCAACAGAAATTTTACCATCACAATTTAGAAAAAATCAATATAATTGGGAAAAATCTTTAGTTCATCCTTATTATCAGACTGAATCTTATCTTGCTTATTATCACTTATTATTTTTATATGAAGGAGGATTAAATGCTATTATTGGATAGTGAATGGGATAGATTTATTTTGAAATTTAGATTATTAGAAAAAATGCAAGATAATCCTTTTTTCTTTAATGAACTTATGTTTAAACATTTTTTCTGGAGTAAACAAAAAGAAATTATTTGGGCTATAAAAAAATATAGAAAAATTGCAGTTTATTCTTGTCATGCTATTGGAAAAACATTTCTTTCTGCTTTTATATTTCATTGGTTTCTTCAAACACATCCTAATTCAACAGTTATAACAGTTTCTCCTTCTTATGAACACCAATTGAATACAATATGGAGAGAAATTCATAAACATGCTGAAGAAAGTAAAGGAAAATTAGCTGGAGAAGGTTATAAAGATTCTTGGGTTATTAAAAGTAAATGGTTTGGAAAAGCAATGAGTGTTAATCATGCGGAAAAAGTTCAAGGTTTCCATAATGATTATGTTTTGATAATTGTAGATGAAAGTTCAAAAGTTGAAGAAGAAATATTTGAAGCATTAGAATCATTGTTAACTCAGGAAAATACTAAGATTGTATTATTTGGTAATCCAATTAGAAGTGAAGGTTATTTTTTTAGAACTCAATTTGATCCAACATTTTTCAAAATCAGAGTTTCTGCTTATGATACACCTAATTTTACAGGAGAGGAAGTTCCAGAAGAATTGAAGAAACATTTGATATCTCAAGAATGGGTAGAAGAAGCTAAGAGAAAATATGGTGAAAACTCCAACTATTTTAGAAGTAGAGTATTAGCTTTATTCCCACAATCTGATAGTGAAACTTTATTTACAGTTGAAGATATACAATATTGTATGTCTGATGATGTTTTAAGAAAAAAGAAAATACCTACAACTCCAAAAGTTATTACTTGTGATATAGCAACTGAAAGAGGAGATAACAATGTATTTGTATTTTGGGAAGGATATGTAATGAAAAGAATATTTGATTTTGGTGGTGTTGATACTATGAAAGTTGTAGGAAAATTGGTAAATGCAATTAAAGAATTTGAACCCGAATATGTTGTTGTAGATGCTACTGGAGTTGGTAGAGGTGTTTATGATAGATTAATGGAACTTAAAAGAGAAGGAATAATTAAATGTGAAGTTTATGGAGTTAATTTTAGTGAAAAACCTTTTGATCCTAAATTTGCAAATATAAAAGCTGAATTTTATTTTAATTTAGCCAATTTTATTAGAAATCATGAAGTTAAACTTGTAGATGATGAAAGATTGAGAACAGATTTACTTGTTCAAGAAGCAATTGTTAATTCAAAAGGACAAATACAAATGATTGATAAAAAGAAAATTGTATCTAAATTAGGAAGAAGTCCAGATTTTAGTGATGCAACAGCTTTAAGATTTGTTCCAAGTTATAAAAGAGTTGGTTTTGCAAGTATTTAAATTTATTTTTAGAGGTTAAATGATGGAAAAAAAGGAAAAGAAAGTTGGAATTGACAAAGCTGAAATAAAGAATTTTTTTGGAAATTTATATGTTAATGAAATTTCTTTAGCTGATATACCTTCACAATCTTCATTATTAGCAATTTATGGTTATAGAGGATTAGCAGGAGCTTGTATTGATGTTATAGCAAATTCTGTTGCTTCAGCTGAATGGTTTTTAATTAAAGAAAATAAAAAGAAAGGTTCAAAATACAATCCAAATTCAATAATAACAAAGGAAAGGATGCCTACTCAAGATGAAGTTGTAAATTCAGATGATGAAATATATCAATTACTTGTTAAACCAAATCCTATTTTTGATTGGTATGAACATATAAAATTTCATCAGATTTTTATGGAATTATTTGGAGAAAGTTATTGGTATCTTGTTAAAAATAAACTTGGTAAAGTAGCTGAAATATGGCTTATACCTCCTTTTTATGTTAAGCCTATTAAATCTATGAATAAGAATGCACATCCATATGAAATAGACCATTTTCTAATAATGACACTTTATGGAGATATAAAAGTAAATCCTGATGAAATTATTTATTTTAGAAATCCTAATCCTTATAATCCCCTTAGAGGAATGGGAACTATTGAAAAAGCCTATCTTGAAAGAGATTTAAATACATTTAGCAAAGTTTACTCAAGAAACTTCTTTAAAAATGGTGGAATACCTGCAGGAGTATTAGTAACAGATCAAAGATTAACTCCAGAAGAAATTGAAGATTTAAAAAGATTATGGAAAGATACATATGGAGGATTGGATAATTCTTGGAAAGTAGCATTCTTATGGGGAGGTTGGAGGTATCAAGAAATATCAGTTGATCCTTCAAGTAAAGAATTTAGACAATTAGGAGAATGGAGTAGGGAAGATTTATGTATGATTTTTGGAGTTCCACAAGCTAAACTTGGATTAGTTAAAGATGTTAATAGAGCAAATGCTTTTATACTTGATATTACATATGCAAAAGAAACTATATTACCAAGATTAAAACAAATACAATCAAAAATTAATTATGATTTATTGCCAAAAATAGGTGCTACAAATTATAAGTTTATTTTCAAAGATCCTACTCCTCAAAATATGGAACTCAATATCAGAAAACTCAAAGAAGCTGGAAAATTAGGAATTCTTACTGTTAATGAAGCAAGAGAAATGATAGGATTACCACCATTACCTGATGAACAAGGTAATCAAATTGTTATGCCTATAAAAGAATATGAAGGTAAAGATGATGAATTTGATTTTGAAAATCTTGATAGAATTGTTGAAAGATTAATGGAGGAAGGTGAATTTGATTACTAAAAAAGAATTGATACAAAAAGAAGCATTTGTTTGGTTATATTATCATAACAGAATTTTAAAGATTGCAAGAGGATTTCAAAATAAATTAAGAGCTTATTTCTCCAATATGTATAAAGATGTTATTAAAAATAATTTTAAACTTGATTTTGAAAAATGGTTAAAGGAACTTATAAAAATTTATTCTGAAGAAGTTACAAAAGGATTAAATTTAGGTTTAGATAGAGCTTATAAAGAAATGGATGCAAGAGAAGTAGGATTAATTGATAAAAAAAGAATTGAAAATATTTTTGCTAATTTTATAGCTAATGAAGGATTAGTTATTTGCACATCAATAATGAAAACAACAGAAAGAAAAATAAATGAAATAATATTAGATAAAAAAATTGAAAATAAAAAAGAAAAAATTAATGAAATTTTTGAAGGTTGGAAATCTTGGAGATCAAAAATGATTGCAAAAACTGAAACTTATAGAGCATTTAATTTTGCTTATATTGAAGCTATGAAAATGGCTGGATATACACATAAAAAATGGTTTTCTCCTCCTTCTGAGAAAAATTGTGAAGCTTGTAATAAATTAGCTGGAAAAATAATAGGAATAACAAGTTCTTTTGCTGAAAAAGATGAAAGAAATAGACTTTGGAATGGTTTATATCCACCAGTTCATCCTAATGATGATTGTATTTTATTTGCTTTAAAAGTTAGAGAATTTCCAAAAATAAAGTAAAAATATTTAATTATATTTATAAATGAAGTGAGAATAGGAGGAAGAAGATGGATAAAGAAATCAAAATTATATCTATTTCTTTCAAAAATGAAGAAAAAAATGAGAAAAGAACATTAAGGATTGTCGCAAGTGATGAAACTGTAGATAGAGATGGGGATATAATTAGAGCAAAAGGTTGGATTTTGGATAATTATCTTAAAAATCCTGTTATGTTAGCTTTTCATAATTGGAGAGGAGAACCTGTAGCAAAGGTTAATAAAGTTTATGTAGATGGAGATAAGTTAATAATTGAAGATATTGAATTTGCACCAACTGATGAAGGAAAGAAATTTAAAGAATTAGTTGATAAAGGATTTATTAAGACTGTATCTGTTGGATTTATTCCAAGAAAGGTATTTTATTTAGGGGATGAATCTCAATTTGAAGAAATGAAATCTCTTGATGAAGAATGGATTAATAAGAATTTGGAAAAACTTGCAAAAGCTAATAGAGTAATATGGGAAGCTGAATTACTTGAAGTTTCATTTGTTCCCATTCCAGCAAATCCTAATGCTTTAATACAATTTGCTAATAAAGGACTTGATGTTGCATTTGTTAAGAATGATGAAGGTGAATTAATTGAAATTGATTTAACACCATATAGAGAATATAAAGGAGTAATACCTTATTCTGTTCATCCTAAAAATATGAAAGTTAGAAAATCTACATCTTGGGATAAAAAGAGAGCTATTAAATCTTTACTTAAATGGGCTTCAAGTGATGGTTCTGGAGATTGGGAAAAAGTAAATAAAAGAAAATTCAGAGCTGGTTTTGGTTATGTAGATGATGCTAATGCTGATAAACTTTCAGCTTATAAATATCCACATCATTATGCTGAAGGAGAAACTTTTTATGTAGATGAAAGAGGTGTTCAAGTAGCTATGGCATTTTGCTTAGCAAGAAAAGGTAATCTTACTGAAGAAGAATTTAAAAAACTTTATAATCATTTAGCTAAGCATTATACTAATGACTTGAAAAAAGAACCTCCTGAATGGAAAGATATTGCTTATACATTTAAAGAATTAATAAAAATTTTTGATAAAGAAATAATTACAGAATTTATTAAAGAATATCCTGAAGAAGCTGTTAAATATATTGTTGAACTTGAAAAAGAAATAAAATTTTTATCAAATAAAATAGATAAAATTAAAAATCAAAACTCCTCTCCCTCTCCTGAAGAAGGAGAGGTAGATAACGAGGAGGAAATTAAAATTGAATTTAATGAAGAAGAACTTAAAGAAACTATATCTTTAGCTATTAAGCAATTTTTGAGAACTTTTAAAGGAGGTAATTAAGTATGAGTG